AGGGTCATTTGCGGAACACCCTAAGCTGAACATAGGGCGTCGGTTAAACCTATCCCCTTCGGGGCGCTTTGCCCGTTGCGGGAATTCCCGCATCGGCCCTATTCCCCCTCTGGCGGCGTTTCTGGCGCGTCCGGGGCCGGGGTGGTATCGTTACCCTCTGAGGGCGGCGGCGTTGATTCTGGGGCGGTTTCTGCGCGGTAGCGGGGGATTTCGGTGAGTTCTTCTACGCGCTTGACGGCTTCCTGCTGGCCATACTCATTCAAATTCTCATATGCTTCAAAAATTCTGGCCAGTCCTTCACTTAATTCCTCGACATCTTCGCTCTTTATCTGATTTTTTCTTATTTCATCATATGTGCGGGTTGCGCCCGCAAAATATGCACCAACCAATTCATCGGGAAGTAAAAACGCTATATCACAATCAGTTGCATCTGAGATTTTCAACAAAGTTTCCATTTTCGGGTTACGCAAGTCGTTCTCCCACTGGCCAATCATTGAAGCGGATAAGCCTAATTTTTCGCCAAGTTGCTTTTGAGATAATCCAGCATTTTTTCGCGCCTGCTGTATGAGTTGCCCGGTTGTCATAGCATCACCCCATTAGCAGTATACGACACCACAAGAAAAAAATCAAGCAAAAGATAACAAAAACCATTGACATTATCTTTTGCTGGTGCTATACTACCACCGTGACAAGCAAATGATAATAATGATAAGGGGGTGAAACCGAATGTCAGTACGCATCGACCGTGTAGCCATGATTGCGGAGATGGCCCGGAAGGACATCAACTGTAATCGGCTGGTGGAGCTGTCCGGCGTGAGCCGGGTGACTGTTACTGCTGTCAGAAACGGCAAGAGCTGCTCCCAGGCCACGGCGGACAAGCTGGCGGCAGTTCTGGGCCGCGATATCATCAGAGAAGGGAGTTGATACGATGCCAGACGCAATCCTGACGGTGCCGGAGGCGGCACAAGTGGCAAAGGTCTGTACAAAAACGTTGTACAACTGGTGCCACATAGACGGGTTTCCAGCTATACGCATAGGAAACTGCGTCCGCATTCCCCGCGATTTATTTTTGGACTGGCTCAATAGTCAGGCAACACAAAAGGAGAATTGATCATGAAAAAACCTGAAATCACCATCATCATGCGCCGGTTCCGTGTGGCGCTCAGGAGCAGAGAGACTGGGGAGGAATGCCAAGTGTACCTCACTCTGGACAAAGACAAGCTCCAGGCAGCCCAGCTCGTAGGCGAAAGCTCCAAGGAGTTGCTCGAGCGCATTGCCGCCCGTAACGGCTATGAGTTGCTGAACATTATCGGGAAGCCGGACAAGCTGTCCGCCACCATCCACTTGGACGAGCTGTGGAGACGGGTTACCGAGGAACAGGAGGAGAGGGCCAAGTATGATTATCTCTATGGCGGCGGGGAGGCGAAAACTTGACAGATTTTGACGTGAAACCCGCCGACTACTCCGACGCCGGGAATGCCAACGTATTCCAGACGTACTATCGCGGTATGCTGGCCTACACCGACGCCCTGGGCTGGCTCTACTTCAACGGGAAGAATTGGGAGCGGAACGAGCACAAGGCCGTGGGCAAGGCTCTGGAACTGTCAAAGGTAATGCTGGATGATGCCAGCATTGAAATGACCCTTGCCCGCCATCGGCAGGGCGAGGCGGAGACCGCCGCCGCCCAAAAGCTGGACGGGGCGTCAGATGAGCTGAAAAAGGCGCGGGAGGAGGTGAGCAAGGCGAGGAAGTACCTGCAACACGCCATCAATTCCAGGAATGCCCCCCGCGTCATGGGGATGCTGAAGCTGGCCGCTAATGACATGGTCGTGCCCGCTGATTACCTGGACGCCGACCCATTCGCGCTGAACACCCCCGACGGGGAGGTGGACCTGCGCACTGGCAAGCTGACGCCCCACGGCATAGATACCCCTTATCACTGGTGCACCAACATCACGAAGGTTCCCCCGGTCTCCCCGGATTCAAACCCGGAGGGGCACTTGATGTGGTACAAATTCCTGGAGGTCATTCTCTGCAATGATAATTATCTGGCCGGATTTCTCCAACAGGTGGCCGGGATGGCGCTGATCGGCGCGGTGTACCATGAGGGAATCGTGATTGCCCACGGCGGCGGGCGCAACGGCAAGAGCACCTTCTTCAATGCCCTGGCAGACGTGCTGGGGAGCTACGCTGGGACCATCGACGTGAAGGTGCTGACCACGGACAGGCAGAACAAGGGCGCGGCCCTGGCTACCCTGCGGGGGAAGCGGCTGGTGATTGCTGGGGAGCTGGAGGAGCACCAGCGGTTGAGCACCAGCACCTTGAAACAGTTGGCCAGTACGGACAAGCTGACAATCGAGGAAAAGTTCAAGCAGCCGGAAACGGTGAAGCAGTCGCACACGCTGGTGCTGTTCACCAACTTTCTGCCCCGTGTTGGCTCAATGGACAACGGCACATGGCGGCGGCTGTTGGTGATTCCCTTCAACGCCGTGATCTCTGAGCAGGACAGCGTTCAAAACTACGCCGAAATGCTGGTGGAGAAGGCCGGGGGCGCTATCCTCTCCTGGGCCATCCAGGGGGCCGTGGACTTCATCAAAAACGGGTTCAAGCTGGTGGTGCCGGACGTGGTAGCGATGGCGACTGAAGAATACCAGAACCGGGAGAACTGGCTGGAAAATTTCATCGACGAACGGTGCATCAAAGAGCCTAACGCAAGGGTTGGAGCCCGCGCCCTGTACGATGAATACAAGCGGTGGGCCCAGGACGCCGGGGAGTATGTGCGCCGGGAAGCTGATTTCTCCACCGCGATGGAGGCGGCGGGGTATCATAAGATTCAGCCTAAAGGAAAAAAGTCATGGGTTGGGGTTCGCCCGGACCATGCCGGTCAGTTTGGAAACCCTTATGCGGCAACGGTTTGAGGGCATGGGTTGCGGGAGGTTGCGGCAAAATACAATCCTTCTCTATAAGAAAACAATTTTTGAAGTTTACATAGGGTTGTTTTCAGACGCAACCTGACGCAACCCCCAAAATTTTACAGTATCGAAAGGAGAACAAATGAGCTATTTCAAAGTCTGTCCCATCTGCGGCAGTCACCTTGACCCCGGCGAAAGCTGCGCCGATTGCCGGGACAAAAATACCCCCGCCGATGCTGCGAACACCGACGAGGGCGGGGTGGAACACGTTGACCACGATGTTTCCGCCTCCATTATAACACAGAATTGAGGAGGTTTCAACCATGACCGAAATCGAGAAGATACAGCGGTACATCGAGCGGACGAAGCTCGACAAGAACAGGATGAGCCTGGGCTTCGTGGAAGCCTGTGCGCTGACGAGATCCGCCACGACGCCGGATGGCACCCTTGAGATGATTGCCCTGGCGTTTAACTACGGCAAGGCCAAAGGCTACCGTGCCGCGAAAGCGGAGAGGAGGGCGGCGGTATGACGGTGAAGGAGTTCTTCGACGTGGCCGAAATCCCCACCTCGTTCTGCCTGTATATTGGCAACGGCCAAGAGGTCAACATCGGTCAGGAGGACACAGCGCTGGTGGAGGCGTTCGGAGATATCGAGATCGACAAGATTATGCTCCCCGGCCAGCCCTGCGGCGTGAACGCCAAAACTATCCCCGTCAGGAAGGGGGCGGCGGTATGAAGTGCATAGCTGGCCGATGGCACTACCGGGGCCAGAGCTGGCCCACGCTGTACGAGGCTCTTGTGGACATCTGGAATGGAAGGGGTGATAGGGTATGAATGAATCCAAGATGAAGGCCCAGGCCACCAGGGAGCGAAACCAAGAAGCCCAGCGGCAGCGGTATGCGGAACAGGCCGAGAGTATCAGGGCCGCGCGGCTGGCCCTCCAGCGCGTCATGGAGCGCGAGGACGCCACCCCCGCCGAAATTCTGGAGGCTTCGCGGCTGTTGGTGGAGCTTGGTAGGTGGTGAATACATGAAAATCCGCATTGCGTATGTTGACGATGAAGAAACCACGGCCACCGCCGCTATCACCGCCCTACTGGACAAATTACCAGGGGTTAAAGTACATAAAAACGGACACAAACCCCCGTATAATGTCCTGTTTCTGACCACCAAGAAACCGCAAAAGCCTTGCAAATCCAGGGAAAACACTTGACGGACACCCCCTGATATGATATAATAGTTTTAGTAAAAGGCATGGGAGTACCGCCCCACGGGGTTAGCTTGTCATTCAAAATGAGGCATGGGAAACAGTTTACCGCTGTTCTCCCATGCCTTTCTTTTTGTCCCGTGGGGGGTGGGCTTTTTTCCGGGGACGTACCACCCCGCTCCTTTCCCCGCCCCTTGCGGGACGCCAATAAGCCTAACTCAAGGCGTAAAACGGAGGTACACCATGAACGACACCACCATCAACACCAATCAGGACCCGGAACAGCAGCCCACCACTCCCACCCCGGAGGCCAGCGGGGGACAGGGCAGCGAAAAGCTGTTCACGCAAGCAGACCTTGACCGCATCATTGGGGACCGGCTGGCCCGCGAGAGGGCAAAGGCGGAGCCGTCCCCGGAGGACACCCGCGAGGCGGATTTGAGAGCAAGAGAGGCTCGGTTGGATTGCCGGGAGTTTATTAGCGCGGAGGGTTACCCGACAGCCCTGCTGGAGCTGTTCGATACCACGGATGCCGCTAAGTTCAAAGCCACCGTGGAGAAGCTGGACAGCATTGTGGACCTTCCCTCTAACCACAGAAGGCCCGTGCCCCGGTTCGTCACCGGGTCCGGCAGCGGAGGCGGGCACGGTGCCCCTGGTGACCGTTCCGCCACCCTGCTGGAGGAGGCTTTCAAACCGCCTAAAATCTAACAAATTTTAGGAGTGATACACAATGAGTATTGAACTTGTCACCCGCTTTGCCCCCTACGTTGACGAGCAATTCAAAAACGAGAGCAAGCGGGACCTGCTGACCAATCAGGATTTCGACTGGACTGGGGCGCACACCATCAAAATCTACAAAATCAGCACTTCTCAGATGAACGACTATGACAGGAGCGGCACCGGGGAGAACTGGAGCCGCTATGGCGCTATCGAGGCATTGAGCGCCACCACCCAGGAGATGACGCTGAAACGGGACAGGAGTTTCACCTTCGCCATCGACAAGCTGGACACCGACGAGACCGCCCAGCAGTTGGCGGCGGCGTCCGCGCTGGCCCGGCAGAATCGGGAAGTGGTGATCCCCGAGGTTGACAGCTACACCTACGGAGTCATGTGCTCCAACGCCGGACACAAGCCCGAAGCTGTGGCTCTGACCTCTGAAAACATCTATGGGGAAATCCTCAAGGCCGGTGAAGCCCTGGATGACGCCGAGGTGCCCGAGGTGAACCGGGCGCTGCTGATGCCGCCCGCCGTCTACGCCATGATGAAAAAGTCCCCCGATATCACCCTGGATACCGACGTGGGCCAGGAAATGCGGCTGCGCGGTGTGATCGGTATGCTGGACGGTGCCGCTGTGGTGAAGGTTCCCGCCGTCCGTCTGCCCGAGGATTTCGGCTTCCTGCTGGCCCATCCGTCCGCCACGGTCTGCCCGGTGAAATTGGAGGATTTCGGCATTCATCAGAACCCACCCGGCATTTCCGGGTCGTTGGTCGAGGGCCGGATTGTCTACGATACCTTCGTGTTGGACAACAAAAAGTCCGCCATCTACTACCAGGCCCAGCCCGCTGCCACTGGCAAGGGCTGACCCAATGGGGGCGCGTGGGCAAGAGCCTGTGCGCCCCCGCTGCTATAGGTGATGCCTATGGAACGAAAAAGGCTTAAAATGAGCACGTCCAGGGAGGTGAGGCGCACGATCAACCGCATCAACAATATGTTGCTGAACGGTGATATTGATGCCAAGACCGCTAATGCGCTGATTTACGGTTGCAATGCGGCTTTGGGTGCCATCCGGGTTGACGAGCAACAAGCCAAAATTGACGAGCTGGAACGGCTGGTGAAGGAGATGGAAGCGAATGACCACAGATAGACTGCTGGAAAAAATGCGGGAACGGCTGGAACGGTCTAAGCCCGCCCAAATGGTGGTGACGCTTGCGAGTGGGGAGGTGGTGAACACCGACCCCGTAGGCGCGTGGGACATTGTTCGCAACTACGGGCAGGATATTGTGGACGTCAAGACGGATCGGCCAGAATATCAGGCGGCAGCGGCGATTATGGGCGTGATAGCCCACCCCGCGCCTAATCGGAGGATTGAGGACTATGAATAAAGCCGACAGCCTTATGGAGCGCTTAGAGCTGGTGAGGCTGGCCCGCCTTAATGAGCCGCCCGAGGATGGGCTGAGTGCCAGTTTGCGGGAACTTTATGAGAGCATGGAGCCAGGGGAGCTGGAGCGCCTGGGTGCTACGCTGGAGAGTGATCCTGTTGGATAAGCTGGTAAAGGAATCCTTGGACTACGCCCGGACACACCTTCAAGCCGTCCGCATCGTATGGGTGGACCGTGCGCCGCAAGTGGTGGGTGCCGTAGAGGCTGTGGAGCTGTGTTCCGACTACAGTGCGTCCGGGCGCATCGTCGCCGCCGTGGCGCAAGAAAAGCGGTTCGAGGATATGCTGAACCGTCTGTTGGATGATGAATAATTTTCCCTTGATTTTTCCCTTTAGCGTGTTCTATGCCGTTCCGCCCCATTCCTCTGTTTTCCCCAAAACTGTTGCGGCGCAAGGGCTACGGGGTATGGCAATCTGCCGCTTTTCCCCGCATACAGTAGGCGCGTACAACGTAAGGAAGTTCACAAGGAAACCCGCCAACCCTTGTAATATCAGGGGTTGGCGGGTTTTTCTGTCTGTTTTTCCCTTATGTTTTCCCTTTACAGGTTCAAAACCTCCTTCATAAAGTTCTCCATGCGGGCGGCGCTGTCCTGCTTCATGCGCTCGGTGAAGTGACCGTATTTGTCCAGAGTGAAGGCGGCGGTGGCGTGGCCCATATTGGATTGCACGGTTTTTATATCGTCCCCGGCCCGGATCGCGTTCACGGCATAAGTGTGGCGGCAGTCATGGAACCGCACCCCCTCCAGCCCAGCGGCGGCGCAAAGTGCCCTAAACCGCTTATCTGTCCCGCTATGGCTCATAGGCCTACCGGCTTCCCCGGTGAACACAAGGCCGTGGGGATTGTCCCATATCGGCCCCGCCTTTAACTGCATTTCTGACTGTCTGGCCCTCTGTTTTTTCAATGCGGCCATGACCGCCGGGGCCGGGGTGATCGTGCGGGGCTTGCCGCTCTTTGGAGACTGGAAGATGCTCCCCACCCTGCGGCGGGCAAGCTGCTTGTTGACGGTGAGCGTCCCACGGGTGAAGTCTACCACGTCCCAGGTGAGGCCCAGCAGTTCCGAGATACGCAAGCCAGTGAACAGCGCCACGGTGATAAACTGCTCCATTTTCGTGTCTTTGGCGGCGGCCAGCAGCGCGGCGGTCTGCTGATCGTCAAGCGGCTTGATCTCCTCCTGCTCCGCTTTCGGCAGCACACAACGGTCTGCCGGGTTGCGCGGTATGTATTCCAGCTCCACAGCCTTTTGCAGTACGGCGTGAAGGTTTTTATAGGCCAGCCGGATAGAGGACGGGGAGAGCGGCGCAAGCCCGTTTATAAAGCTCTGGACGGTGTGGGGATGGAGGTCTGCCAGCCGGACAGCGCCCAGGGTGGGCTTGATGTGGTTATTCAGATTGTTGCGGTATACCGCTACCGTGGCGGGCTTGAGACCGCCCGTATAGTCCCGCTGCCATATATCCGCCCACTGGCCCACGGTAAGGCGCTGAGGGGCCGTGTAGGTGCCCTCATTGACGGCCACCGCCGCCTCCTGCATCTTCTCCCGGACTTCCTTTTGCGTTTTGCCGGTGAAGGAGCGTTGAATCTGCTTGCCGGTTCCGGGATCGCGCCCGGTGGTAACACGGGCTTCCCAGTAGGTGTACTCTTTGCCGTTGCGGGTGACGGTTTTCTTCCTGATCGTCCCGCTGCCCTTTGCGTTTTTTCGTGACATTCTGAAAAATTCTCCTTTCATTGACACCCCGGCCCTGCTGTGGTACAATGAAAGGGCATAAGGGTGCCTTGTTTAGCGACCTGGTATTTTTGTGCATCTCGACCGTCTCAGTGTTAGCAGCACTGGGGCGGTTCTTTTTTGCTCCCCAATTTTGGGGGGAGTGCTCAAATCTGCCCCGTCCAAAGGGGGGCGAAATTTGACCCCCCTTTGCTCCCCGGATCGGGAATCCGTCCAGATTTGGACTGATTTCAAATGACGGCCATGCCAAATGAGTTTTCCCCGATTTTGGGGGAAAGGGGAGCGAATCCATTTTTGGAATCGCTGTACGAATTTCGTATTTGGACGGCCCCTAAAATCAAGGGGATTGAAGGGGACGAAATTTCGTCCCCCCCCCTCGCGGTGAACGATAAACACCGCCAAAATTGGCGGCATTGAGTACCCCCGTCATTTCGGGGCAACTCGGTCAATTTCGCCCGGGTCGAGTTTTTTGCCATCTGTGGCAAAATGACTATTAGCCATTTCGACCACATCTGGGCGAACCGGCTCAGATTTGAGCCGATTGGCCCCTACCCCCGAAATCGCGGGGGAAGGGGGCGGTATATCACCACCCCCCTCTATTCCCCCTCTGGCGGCGTTTCTGGCGCGTCTGGGGGTGGGGTGGTATCTGTACCCTCCGAGGGCGGAGGCGTTGATTCTGGGGCGGTTTCTGCGCGGTAACGGGGGATTTCGGTGAGTTCTTCAACGCGCTTGTGAGCTTCCATTTGACCAATAAGATTAAGTTTGCGAAATGATGTTATCATAGATTGCTCTCTTGCCATAGCAGCCATATTTTCCGGGGTAAATGGTACTATGGGTTGATAAATAAGTTCGGAAATCCTATCGCTACCGTCACCTCCGCTACTTGCTGCGAAGGTTCCTATCAAATCCTGCATAGATATATTCAAAATATCGCATATTTTTTGAAGGGTGTCTGAATCTGGCGTCCTGTTATCGTTTTCATAATTAGAATAAGTCGAATACGGAATTCCTAGAAGTTTTGCCATCTTCCGCTGAGTTATATTGGCATCAGAGCGATACTTCTTTATTTTTTTGCCTAAACCCAGCATTCGAACTATGGTTGGCCGTGCCACATCATCACCCCGCTTTGTTTTATCTAGTATAGCACAATATATTCATAAACGCAAACTTTTTTCTGCAACAGTCTTGACATATTCGAAATCGGGTATTATACTATATTCGAAATCGAATATAGAGGGGTGAAAAACATGACCATCAACGCACAGCGCATTGAAACCATGCTGGCGGAGCGGGGGCTGACCAAATCGGCCCTTGCGGCAAACTGCGGCATTTCCCGGCAGAACGTCAGCACCATCATCCGCCGGGGCACCTGTGAGCCCAAGACCGCCGGGAAGCTGGCGACGGGGCTGGGGGTTCCCGTGGCGGACATCATCAAGGAGGTGTAACAATGCCAGACGCAATCCTGACGGTGCCGGAGGCGGCAAAACTGCTGAAGGTGTGCGACAAGACCGTGTACACCTGGACGCACCGGGCAGACTTCCCCGCCGTGAAAATCGGCAACACCACACGCATACCCTACGGACTACTTATGGACTGGGTAAACGCCCAGGCGACACGAAAGGAGAATTGATCATGAAAAAACCTGAAATCACCATCATCATGCGCCGGTTCCGTGTGGCGCTCAGGAGCAGAGAGACTGGGGAGGAATGCCAAGTGTACCTCACTCTGGACAAAGACAAGCTCCAGGCAGCCCAGCTCGTAGGCGAAAGCTCCAAGGAGTTGCTCGAGCGCATTGCCGCCCGTAACGGCTATGAGTTGCTGAACATTATCGGGAAGCCGGACAAGCTGTCCGCCACCATCCACTTGGACGAGCTGTGGAGACGGGTTACCGAGGAACAGGAGGAGAGGGCCAAGTATGATTATCTCTATGGCGGCGGGGAGGCGAAAACTTGACAGATTTTGACGTGAAACCCGCCGACTACTCCGACGCCGGGAATGCCAACGTATTCCAGACGTACTATCGCGGTATGCTGGCCTACACCGACGCCCTGGGCTGGCTCTACTTCAACGGGAAGAATTGGGAGCGGAACGAGCACAAGGCCGTGGGCAAGGCTCTGGAACTGTCAAAGGTAATGCTGGATGATGCCAGCATTGAAATGACCCTTGCCCGCCATCGGCAGGGCGAGGCGGAGACCGCCGCCGCCCAAAAGCTGGACGGGGCGTCAGATGAGCTGAAAAAGGCGCGGGAGGAGGTGAGCAAGGCGAGGAAGTACCTGCAACACGCCATCAATTCCAGGAATGCCCCCCGCGTCATGGGGATGCTGAAGCTGGCCGCTAATGACATGGTCGTGCCCGCTGATTACCTGGACGCCGACCCATTCGCGCTGAACACCCCCGACGGGGAGGTGGACCTGCGCACTGGCAAGCTGACGCCCCACGGCATAGATACCCCTTATCACTGGTGCACCAACATCACGAAGGTTCCCCCGGTCTCCCCGGATTCAAACCCGGAGGGGCACTTGATGTGGTACAAATTCCTGGAGGTCATTCTCTGCAATGATAATTATCTGGCCGGATTTCTCCAACAGGTGGCCGGGATGGCGCTGATCGGCGCGGTGTACCATGAGGGAATCGTGATTGCCCACGGCGGCGGGCGCAACGGCAAGAGCACCTTCTTCAATGCCCTGGCAGACGTGCTGGGGAGCTACGCTGGGACCATCGACGTGAAGGTGCTGACCACGGACAGGCAGAACAAGGGCGCGGCCCTGGCTACCCTGCGGGGGAAGCGGCTGGTGATTGCTGGGGAGCTGGAGGAGCACCAGCGGTTGAGCACCAGCACCTTGAAACAGTTGGCCAGTACGGACAAGCTGACAATCGAGGAAAAGTTCAAGCAGCCGGAAACGGTGAAGCAGTCGCACACGCTGGTGCTGTTCACCAACTTTCTGCCCCGTGTTGGCTCAATGGACAACGGCACATGGCGGCGGCTGTTGGTGATTCCCTTCAACGCCGTGATCTCTGAGCAGGACAGCGTTCAAAACTACGCCGAAATGCTGGTGGAGAAGGCCGGGGGCGCTATCCTCTCCTGGGCCATCCAGGGGGCCGTGGACTTCATCAAAAACGGGTTCAAGCTGGTGGTGCCGGACGTGGTAGCGATGGCGACTGAAGAATACCAGAACCGGGAGAACTGGCTGGAAAATTTCATCGACGAACGGTGCATCAAAGAGCCTAACGCAAGGGTTGGAGCCCGCGCCCTGTACGATGAATACAAGCGGTGGGCCCAGGACGCCGGGGAGTATGTGCGCCGGGAAGCTGATTTCTCCACCGCGATGGAGGCGGCGGGGTATCATAAGATTCAGCCTAAAGGAAAAAAGTCATGGGTTGGGGTTCGCCCGGACCATGCCGGTCAGTTTGGAAACCCTTATGCGGCAACGGTTTGAGGGCATGGGTTGCGGGAGGTTGCGGCAAAATACAATCCTTCTCTATAAGAAAACAATTTTTGAAGTTTACATAGGGTTGTTTTCAGACGCAACCTGACGCAACCCCCAAAATTTTACAGTATCGAAAGGAGAACAAATGAGCTATTTCAAAGTCTGTCCCATCTGCGGCAGTCACCTTGACCCCGGCGAAAGCTGCGCCGATTGCCGGGACAAAAATACCCCCGCCGATGCTGCGAACACCGACGAGGGCGGGGTGGAACACGTTGACCACGATGTTTCCGCCTCCATTATAACACAGAATTGAGGAGGTTTCAACCATGACCGAAATCGAGAAGATACAGCGGTACATCGAGCGGACGAAGCTCGACAAGAACAGGATGAGCCTGGGCTTCGTGGAAGCCTGTGCGCTGACGAGATCCGCCACGACGCCGGATGGCACCCTTGAGATGATTGCCCTGGCGTTTAACTACGGCAAGGCCAAAGGCTACCGTGCCGCGAAAGCGGAGAGGAGGGCGGCGGTATGACGGTGAAGGAGTTCTTCGACGTGGCCGAAATCCCCACCTCGTTCTGCCTGTATATTGGCAACGGCCAAGAGGTCAACATCGGTCAGGAGGACACAGCGCTGGTGGAGGCGTTCGGAGATATCGAGATCGACAAGATTATGCTCCCCGGCCAGCCCTGCGGCGTGAACGCCAAAACTATCCCCGTCAGGAAGGGGGCGGCGGTATGAAGTGCATAGCTGGCCGATGGCACTACCGGGGCCAGAGCTGGCCCACGCTGTACGAGGCTCTTGTGGACATCTGGAATGGAAGGGGTGATAGGGTATGAATGAATCCAAGATGAAGGCCCAGGCCACCAGGGAGCGAAACCAAGAAGCCCAGCGGCAGCGGTATGCGGAACAGGCCGAGAGTATCAGGGCCGCGCGGCTGGCCCTCCAGCGCGTCATGGAGCGCGAGGACGCCACCCCCGCCGAAATTCTGGAGGCTTCGCGGCTGTTGGTGGAGCTTGGTAGGTGGTGAATACATGAAAATCCGCATTGCGTATGTTGACGATGAAGAAACCACGGCCACCGCCGCTATCACCGCCCTACTGGACAAATTACCAGGGGTTAAAGTACATAAAAACGGACACAAACCCCCGTATAATGTCCTGTTTCTGACCACCAAGAAACCGCAAAAGCCTTGCAAATCCAGGGAAAACACTTGACGGACACCCCCTGATATGATATAATAGTTTTAGTAAAAGGCATGGGAGTACCGCCCCACGGGGTTAGCTTGTCATTCAAAATGAGGCATGGGAAACAGTTTACCGCTGTTCTCCCATGCCTTTCTTTTTGTCCCGTGGGGGGTGGGCTTTTTTCCGGGGACGTACCACCCCGCTCCTTTCCCCGCCCCTTGCGGGACGCCAATAAGCCTAACTCAAGGCGTAAAACGGAGGTACACCATGAACGACACCACCATCAACACCAATCAGGACCCGGAACAGCAGCCCACCACTCCCACCCCGGAGGCCAGCGGGGGACAGGGCAGCGAAAAGCTGTTCACGCAAGCAGACCTTGACCGCATCATTGGGGACCGGCTGGCCCGCGAGAGGGCAAAGGCGGAGCCGTCCCCGGAGGACACCCGCGAGGCGGATTTGAGAGCAAGAGAGGCTCGGTTGGATTGCCGGGAGTTTATTAGCGCGGAGGGTTACCCGACAGCCCTGCTGGAGCTGTTCGATACCACGGATGCCGCTAAGTTCAAAGCCACCGTGGAGAAGCTGGACAGCATTGTGGACCTTCCCTCTAACCACAGAAGGCCCGTGCCCCGGTTCGTCACCGGGTCCGGCAGCGGAGGCGGGCACGGTGCCCCTGGTGACCGTTCCGCCACCCTGCTGGAGGAGGCTTTCAAACCGCCTAAAATCTAACAAATTTTAGGAGTGATACACAATGAGTATTGAACTTGTCACCCGCTTTGCCCCCTACGTTGACGAGCAATTCAAAAACGAGAGCAAGCGGGACCTGCTGACCAATCAGGATTTCGACTGGACTGGGGCGCACACCATCAAAATCTACAAAATCAGCACTTCTCAGATGAACGACTATGACAGGAGCGGCACCGGGGAGAACTGGAGCCGCTATGGCGCTATCGAGGCATTGAGCGCCACCACCCAGGAGATGACGCTGAAACGGGACAGGAGTTTCACCTTCGCCATCGACAAGCTGGACACCGACGAGACCGCCCAGCAGTTGGCGGCGGCGTCCGCGCTGGCCCGGCAGAATCGGGAAGTGGTGATCCCCGAGGTTGACAGCTACACCTACGGAGTCATGTGCTCCAACGCCGGACACAAGCCCGAAGCTGTGGCTCTGACCTCTGAAAACATCTATGGGGAAATCCTCAAGGCCGGTGAAGCCCTGGATGACGCCGAGGTGCCCGAGGTGAACCGGGCGCTGCTGATGCCGCCCGCCGTCTACGCCATGATGAAAAAGTCCCCCGATATCACCCTGGATACCGACGTGGGCCAGGAAATGCGGCTGCGCGGTGTGATCGGTATGCTGGACGGTGCCGCTGTGGTGAAGGTTCCCGCCGTCCGTCTGCCCGAGGATTTCGGCTTCCTGCTGGCCCATCCGTCCGCCACGGTCTGCCCGGTGAAATTGGAGGATTTCGGCATTCATCAGAACCCACCCGGCATTTCCGGGTCGTTGGTCGAGGGCCGGATTGTCTACGATACCTTCGTGTTGGACAACAAAAAGTCCGCCATCTACTACCAGGCCCAGCCCGCTGCCACTGGCAAGGGCTGACCCAATGGGGGCGCGTGGGCAAGAGCCTGTGCGCCCCCGCTGCTATAGGTGATGCCTATGGAACGAAAAAGGCTTAAAATGAGCACGTCCAGGGAGGTGAGGCGCACGATCAACCGCATCAACAATATGTTGCTGAACGGTGATATTGATGCCAAGACCGCTAATGCGCTGATTTACGGTTGCAATGCGGCTTTGGGTGCCATCCGGGTTGACGAGCAACAAGCCAAAATTGACGAGCTGGAACGGCTGGTGAAGGAGATGGAAGCGAATGACCACAGATAGACTGCTGGAAAAAATGCGGGAACGGCTGGAACGGTCTAAGCCCGCCCAAATGGTGGTGACGCTTGCGAGTGGGGAGGTGGTGAACACCGACCCCGTAGGCGCGTGGGACATTGTTCGCAACTACGGGCAGGATATTGTGGACGTCAAGACGGATCGGCCAGAATATCAGGCGGCAGCGGCGATTATGGGCGTGATAGCCCACCCCGCGCCTAATCGGAGGATTGAGGACTATGAATAAAGCCGACAGCCTTATGGAGCGCTTAGAGCTGGTGAGGCTGGCCCGCCTTAATGAGCCGCCCGAGGATGGGCTGAGTGCCAGTTTGCGGGAACTTTATGAGAGCATGGAGCCAGGGGAGCTGGAGCGCCTGGGTGCTACGCTGGAGAGTGATCCTGTTGGATAAGCTGGTAAAGGAATCCTTGGACTACGCCCGGACACACCTTCAAGCCGTCCGCATCGTATGGGTGGACCGTGCGCCGCAAGTGGTGGGTGCCGTAGAGGCTGTGGAGCTGTGTTCCGACTACAGTGCGTCCGGGCGCATCGTCGCCGCCGTGGCGCAAGAAAAGCGGTTCGAGGATATGCTGAACCGTCTGTTGGATGATGAATAATTTTCCCTTGATTTTTCCCTTTAGCGTGTTCTATGCCGTTCCGCCCCATTCCTCTGTTTTCCCCAAAACTGTTGCGGCGCAAGGGCTACGGGGTATGGCAATCTGCCGCTTTTCCCCGCATACAGTAGGCGCGTACAACGTAAGGAAGTTCACAAGGAAACCCGCCAACCCTTGTAATATCAGGGGTTGGCGGGTTTTTCTGTCTGTTTTTCCCTTATGTTTTCCCTTTACAGGTTCAAAACCTCCTTCATAAAGTTCTCCATGCGGGCGGCGCTGTCCTGCTTCATGCGCTCGGTGAAGTGACCGTATTTGTCCAGAGTGAAGGCGGCGGTGGCGTGGCCCATATTGGATTGCACGGTTTTTATATCGTCCCCGGCCCGGATCGCGTTCACGGCATAAGTGTGGCGGCAGTCATGGAACCGCACCCCCTCCAGCCCAGCGGCGGCGCAAAGTGCCCTAAACCGCTTATCTGTCCCGCTATGGCTCATAGGCCTACCGGCTTCCCCGGTGAACACAAGGCCGTGGGGATTGTCCCATATCGGCCCCGCCTTTAACTGCATTTCTGACTGTCTGGCCCTCTGTTTTTTCAATGCGGCCATGACCGCCGGGGCCGGGGTGATCGTGCGGGGCTTGCCGCTCTTTGGAGACTGGAAGATGCTCCCCACCCTGCGGCGGGCAAGCTGCTTGTTGACGGTGAGCGTCCCACGGGTGAAGTCTACCACGTCCCAGGTGAGGCCCAGCAGTTCCGAGATACGCAAGCCAGTGAACAGCGCCACGGTGATAAACTGCTCCATTTTCGTGTCTTTGGCGGCGGCCAGCAGCGCGGCGGTCTGCTGATCGTCAAGCGGCTTGATCTCCTCCTGCTCCGCTTTCGGCAGCACACAACGGTCTGCCGGGTTGCGCGGTATGTATTCCAGCTCCACAGCCTTTTGCAGTACGGCGTGAAGGTTTTTATAGGCCAGCCGGATAGAGGACGGGGAGAGCGGCGCAAGCCCGTTTATAAAGCTCTGGACGGTGTGGGGATGGAGGTCTGCCAGCCGGACAGCGCCCAGGGTGGGCTTGATGTGGTTATTCAGATTGTTGCGGTATACCGCTACCGTGGCGGGCTTGAGACCGCCCGTATAGTCCCGCTGCCATATATCCGCCCACTGGCCCACGGTAAGGCGCTGAGGGGCCGTGTAGGTGCCCTCATTGACGGCCACCGCCGCCTCCTGCATCTTCTCCCGGACTTCCTTTTGCGTTTTGCCGGTGAAGGAGCGTTGAATCTGCTTGCCGGTTCCGGGATCGCGCCCGGTGGTAACACGGGCTTCCCAGTAGGTGTACTCTTTGCCGTTGCGGGTGACGGTTTTCTTCCTGATCGTCCCGCTGCCCTTTGCGTTTTTTCGTGACATTCTGAAAAATTCTCCTTTCATTGACACCCCGGCCCTGCTGTGGTACAATGAAAGGGCATAAGGGTGCCTTGTTTAGCGACCTGGTATTTTTGTGCGTCTTCGACCGTCTCAGTGTTAGCAGCACTGGGGCGGTTCTTTTTTGCCCTGTGCCAGTTCGTTGGCACGGGGTTTTTGTTTTGCTCCCCAATTTTGGAGGAGTGGGCAAATCTGCCCCGTCCAAAGGGGGCTGCAAATTTCCGCCCCCTTGTCCAGGATGGACTTTTACTCAATTTTGAGTGAAAGCAACCGGCTCAGATTTGAGCCGATTGGCCCCTGCCTCCGAAATCACGGGGGAGGGGTGCGGGAAATTTGACGCCCCCTCTATTCGCCCTCTGGCGGTGTTTCTGGCGCGTCTGAGGGTGGGGTGGCATCTTCTTTGCCCTCCTGCGGCGCTGGCGGCGATTGTGGGGCTTGCTGGGCGCGGTAGCGGGGGATTTCTGTGAGTTCTTCCACACGCTTTGCGGCCTCGTTTTGCCCTGCGATGTTAAGCTTGCGAAACGAGGTTATCAAATCATGTTCTCTCAACATAGTCGCCATATTTTCGGGCGTGAACGGGATGATTGGGTTATAGGCAAGTTCTCTAACTCTGTCAAGGGTATCATCTCCACCCATTGGACCCACAACCGGCCCAATTAAATCACTCATTGAAATATGAAGTATATTGCATATTTTATCAAGTGTATCTGTGTCTGGTGTTCTATTATCATTTTCATAATTAGAATAAGTCGAATATGGAATTCCAAGAAGTTTTGCCATTTTTCGCTGAGTTATATTAGCATCTGTGCGATATCTCTTGATTTTCTTACCCAAGCCCAACATACGGACTACGGTAGGCCGAGCCATATACTCACCCCCTATTTTGCAGTATATCATAGCATATTCAAAAACGCAAATTTTTTTCCTGAATCGTCTTGACATATTCGCTCTTGAAAATTATAATATATTCGTAATCGAATATAGCCAGGAGGTGAACCGAATGACCATCAACACACAGCGCATTGAAACCATGCTGGCGGAGCGGGGCCTGACTAAAGCGGCCTATGCGGAAAAATGCGGTATTTCGCGGCAGAATGTCAGCAC